GAAGACACTGTAGCTATTGGTTATCAGGCACTTTATAGTGGAACATCTGCTGACGATTCTGTTGCTATTGGTGCAACGGCAGCTAGAGCAAATACAACAGGTACCAAATTAGTAGCTATTGGTTTTGAAGCCCTCAAAGCAAACACTACTGCTGCTGGAAGTGTTGCAATTGGGTATCAATCCGCACTAAAAGCAACTACTGCTAGTAATAGCATAGCTATTGGTTATGCAACTATGGGAACAGGCGTTGTTACTGGGACAGATAACACCGCTATTGGTCGTCAGGCTGGTAACGATTTAACCAGTGGCACCTATAATAATTTTATGGGCTATAGAGCAGGCTATAACGCAACCACTCCCAATGAGACTGTTGCTATCGGCAAACAAGCATTTGGTAATGGCGTTCTCACTGGAAATCGAAATGTTGGTATTGGCCAACTGGCTGGTTATGATTTGACCAGTGGCACTGCCAACTTCTTTGGTGGCTATAATGCAGGCGGCAACGCAACTACTGGTAATTATAATATCGCTCTTGGGTATTCACCAATCGGCGTAGGTGTTCTAACTGGCACGGATAACATCGCTATTGGCCGTCAAGCTGGTAACGATATCAGTAGTGGCAATTACAACGTCGCTGTTGGTTATAGAGCAGGCTACGAAGTTACGACTGGGGTGGACAATACAATTTTGGGTGTACAGGCTGGCGATGTCTTAACGACAGGCGGCAATAACACCATTATCGGTCACGATGCCGCCGCTTCATCTGCCACCGTCAGCAATGAAATTACACTAGGCAATACCAGCGTAACTAAATTTAGAGTACCGGGTCTTAACTTCATCATTAAAGACAGCACTGCTACGGACAATTACGTCCTTACCGTAGATTCTAGTGGTGAAGCTGGCTGGGAGGCTGCTGCTGGTGGTGCTTCAGATATAGATGGCTTGTCTGATGGCGTCACTAACTCATCCGGTGGTACTGTTGGTCTTGGTACAGGTGCTCTAGCTAATGATGATGGCTCGGCCAACCAAAATACGGCGCTCGGCTATCAAGCTCTAAATACAACCAACAGCAATTTTCAAAATACCGCTGTTGGGTATCGGGCGGGGTATGCGTTAAATGGGACGGGTGATGCTTTCGCTGGCAGAAGTTCTTCTTTGTTTGGACACTTTGCTGGTACGGCTTTAACAACAGGTAGTGGCAATACAGTATTCGGTCAGGGCGCGTTAGACGGAGCTACAACACCCAGTAACAACGCTGCATTTGGCAAAGAAGCAGGAGGCTCAGTTACCACAGGTGCCAGCAATGTGTTTGTTGGCCCAGATGCAGGCTACACAACGACTACAGGCAGCAACAACATAATTTTGGGAAATGCTGCCGAAGCTAGTTCTGCTACAGTATCTAACGAAATTACGTTAGGCCCAAGCAGCATCAGCGCGTTACGTTGCCAAGTTACCAGCATATCTTCTCTGTCAGATCGCAGAGACAAGAAAGACATCAAAGAACTACCGATTGGCTTAGATTTTATTAACGCATTGAACCCAGTTGAGTTTACGTGGAATATGCGCGATGGTGCAAAGGTAGGCCAAAAAGAAGCTGGGTTTATCGCTCAAGAATTAGACGAAGCACAACAAGATGCTGGCGTCGAAGAGCTTATGAACCTAGTTCTAAAAACTAACCCTGACAAACTTGAGGCGGCTCCATCTAAGCTAATTCCTGTATTAGTTAAGGCTATTCAAGAATTATCTGATGAAGTTAAAACACTTAAACTTTGTCAATGTAATACATAAGGAAAAAATAAAATGTCAGAAGAACTAACATCCGAACAAATTGCCCAACACTACTCAGCAGCAATGGATTCTGTAAATTTAATTAATGCTGTTATAGCATCACCAGATGATTACGCTGATGATGAAACTATTCTTAATCGTAATGCAGATCATCTACGACTTGTTGTAGAATGGGACTTCTGGACTACAGAAGACATGACCCCTTTTACTGACGCTATTACTGCTTCTGGAGTCTAAATGCCTGCTTTTTCACCTTTAGCCACTACACCTCTAGCGCATACAACTTTAATTTTTGCTAGTTCTGTAAGTGCTACAGGTGTAGCAGGTACATCTGCTGTAGGTACTTTAACTACAAGTTTAACAAAAGCACTTACTAATGTAGTAGGTACAACTGCTGTTGGTTCTGTAGTTACACCTCAGACAAAAGCACTGACGGGTGTAGCAGGAACAATCGCTGTAGGTACTTTAGGTACAACTATAGCTCCTGTAGTTATAACAGGTGTAGCAGGAACAACTGCCGCTGGTTCAGTTAATGTTCTTTCTGGCGGTGTGTCAATTACGGGCGTAATTGGTACTACCTCTGTAGGCTCTCTTAGCTTTACGTCTACAAACAATATAACACTTAGTGGTACTTCTAGTACAGGCAGTGTTGGTTCACTAACAACCGCTTTAGACGTAGCTCTATCTAGTGTGTCTGCTACGAGTTCTGTAGCTACAGTAAGTGCTACTGTAAGTGAGGCTGTTTCACTAGTAGGCGTAGCTGCAACATCTAGTGTTGGTTCTGTTACCCTAACGGCAACTAGTAACATTACTGCAAACGGTGTAACAGGTACATCAAGTGTAGGTTCTATCGGGGGTAGTGTTTCTAAAGCCCTCACTGCTGTAGCTGCAACATCTAGTGTTGGTTCTATTCAGACTAGCTTAGTTAAAGCACTTACTGGAGTAACGGGTACTTCAAGCGTTGGTTCTGTTACACCAACATCCTCTAGTAATATTACCGTAAGCGGTGTATCAGCTACTTCAAGCGTAGGTTCTGTTTCACTTACTGTAGTTTCAACTGTTTCAATAACAGGTGTAGTAGGCACTACCGCAGTATCCGCTGTCACATCTTTACTTACTACTAATGTAGCGTCCGTATCTGCAACAGGTTCTATTGGTTCTTTAACTATTGAAGTTAATAGTACAGTAGAGGTATCACAAGATAGCTTAATTTCTTCAGTAGGTAGTGTTAGTAGTTCTATAGAAACAAATGTTACTGGTGTTTCTTCTACTATATCTTTAGGTACTGTATCTTTAGAGGTAAATACTAATATTGAAGTTGTAGGTGTATCAGCAACACATAGTATTGGTATACTAAAGACTAACATAGTAAAAATACTTACTGGCAATGTTTCTACTTTTGCAGTGGGTTCTGTAGGTGTAGCTAATGACTTTACACTTTCAAGTGTTTCGGGTACTATAAGTACTAACAGTGTTACCGCATCTGGTGTAACCTTTAACTTTAATAATGTTAAAACACTATACAGTAGAAAACGCTGTGTATATGTACCGAGAGCCGCATAATGTCAACAGCATTTGATAGAACAGCCAACGTACCTTTTGAAAATCGTATGGTTACAGTAGCTAGACAGTCTACCACAGACGACAGAATAGTAGAAGTACCTAAAGAAATACGTTCCGTTTATGTAGAACGTCAGTTAGGTACTTTTGATCGAACAGTATACGCAACGGAGTAATTATATGTCATTCAAATGGCCCATCAAAGACCCAGATGAAACACTAGATTACAGTGTAGATTGGCTACGTTTTTTAGGGGACGCAACAATTAGCTCTGTTGTTTGGTTTGTTAAAACTAGTGAAATAGGTAAGACACAATTAGGGTCAGGGCAAACTTTAACTACTGCTTCTAGCAGTGCAGTTACAGACAATATTCAAAATGTATCACAATCTAATACAAGTACCGTAGCAACCATTAACATTGGTGGTGGAGTACTAAATAGAGAATATACCTTCTCGTGTAAAATGACTGACAGTACAGGAAGTACAGCAGAGCGGTCTATTAAATTATCAATAAGAGAGAAATAATGGCATACAATTTTCTCGGTCTAGTAAACGAAGTTAACCGTAGACTAAACGAAGTTGAGTTAACCTCAAGCAATTTTAGTTCTTCTAATGGTTTTTATGCTCACGCTAAAGATGCAGTCAATGCGTCTTTACGCTACGTTAATCAATCAGAGTATGGATGGCCTTTTAATCACGTAACACAAGAAGACGTGCTTACAGCAGGCACAACAAGATATCCATTTCCTAATGACTGTAAAGTAATTTCGTTTGAAACATTTAGAATTAAAGAAGACTCTACACTAAACAACAATACTAAAAAACTAAAAATAGTTAATTATGAAGAATATTTAGAAAAAAGTATTTCACAGGAATACAAAACAAGTACCTCAAATAATGCTCTTCCTAACTATGTATTTCATGCACCGTCTTTAGAGTACGGAATGGTTCCTCCACCAGATAAAGCCTACACAGTAGTATATGAGTACTATCGCATTCCCGTTGACTTAGAAATTTCTACAGATGTTCCAGCTATTCCTGAACGCTTTAAACATATTATTGTAGATGGCTCTATGTATTATGCTTATTCTTTTAGGGGTGACGCTCAAATGGCAGGGTTGTCCCTTCAAAAGTTTGATGACGGAATCAAACATATGCGTAGTATGCTAATTAATAGATTTGAATACCTACGTAGCTATATGGTTTCAAACAATCAGGGAAGTGGTCGTTTTGCTGCTTCCTCTTCTAACGCAGGTTCTTCATTGGATTCACTATAATGGAAAAGTGGCAAACATTCCCAGTAGAGTTTAGGGGTGGTCTTGTAACCAATCTTAGTCCTTTACAGCAGGGTATAAATGCTCCGGGTAGCGCTACTATCTTACGTAACTTTGAGCCTTCTATTGAGGGTGGCTACAGGCGTGTTAATGGCTTTGATAAATACGATAGCACTATTGTTCCGCCTTATGGTTTGCCTGTTGTTCACGGTGCCTCACAAAGTGGCACTACTCTTATTATAGCTAACATACATAAAACACCAGAAGCAGGTGACACTTTTACAGTCACAGGTGTTTCCGGTACATATACTATTGCGTCTGGTGGTGTTAGTTTTGATGCTACAAACAACAGAGCAACTTTAACTTTAACAACATCCTTAGATAGTAGTCCTGCTAATGCTGTAGCTGTTACTTTTGTAACCACAACCACAGAGCATATTTTAACAGGACTAGCCGTATTTGAAGATACTGTGCTTGCACAAAGAAACTTTGATATATTTAAAACAGCAGGTTCAGGCTATACTCATGTAAACGTACCTACGTATGGTACTGTATTAGTCAACGCAGGTTCTCAAAGCGGTTCTACTTTAGCTGTAGACGGTCTGTCTGCTGCACCTCGTGCGGGTGACGTATTTAAAATTGCTGGTATAAATTTAGTATATACAGTTACAGCTAACGCTACTGTTAGTTCTGGTGAGTCAACACTTGCTATTGATCCTGCACTAGCTAGTAGTCCTGCTGACGATGCAGCAGTTACTTTTTTGTCTATCTCTCGTGACGGTGCTAGTAAATTAAGATTTGACCGTTATAACTTTGACGGTACAGATAAGATGATATTAGTAGATGGATCAAATGCTCCTGCTATTTATAATGGTACTACATTTACTGTTTTAAACAGTGCGCCGTCAGATGTAGTTGGGGCCGCACACGTAAAAAACTTTAAAAATAACTTGTTTTTTGCTAAAGGTTCTGCTATAACTTTCACAGCAGTATATACTGATACAGACTTTACCGCTGCTAACGGTGCAGGTACTATTAATGTAGGCGATGATATTACAGGACTATCTGTTTTTAGAGATACTTTATTTATATTTACAGAAAATGCTATTTTTAAATTAGCTGGTTCTACCATAGCTGACTTTAGACTAGACCCTGTAACAAGAGACATTGGTTGTTTGGCTGGAGATTCTATTCAAGAGGTCGGCACCGACGTTATGTTTTTAGCGCCCGATGGTCTTAGGTTATTAAGTGCAACAGAACGAATTGGTGACTTTAACTTTGCTAATATATCTAAAGCAATTCAAAGTGACTTTACAGACTTCGTTTCTTCTAGTACCGTTTTTTCTAGTTTAGTTATTAGGTCTAAGTCTCAATACAGAATATTAGGATATGCTGCGTCATTTACTAAAGAAAACTCTAAGGGCGTAATTGTTACACAGTTAGCTCAAGAAGGTGGTGGTGGTGTTGCATGTGCTGAAACTAGAGGCATTAAAGCACACGTAGCAGACAGTCATTTGCATGAAGGTGTTGAGTATATAGTTTTTGGTAATAACGATGGTTACATATATCAACTTGAACAGGGTAATAGCTTTGATGGTTCAGATATACAAGCAGCATTTTCAACACCACATTTGCCACTAGCTGATCCGAGAGTACGTAAAACTTTTTACAAGATGTTTTTATACACAGACCCTAAAGGTACAGTAACTATTAGTGCAAACTTAAAGTTAGACTTTGATGGTATATCAAGCATTCAACCAGATGCTATCAGTATAAACAATTTAGTAGCTGGCGGTTCTAGTGATGTTTCTTTATATAGCTCTGCCGTATATGGTACAGCAAGATTTGGCGGTAAATTACAATACGTATTTGAGGCACAGCTAATAGGTTCAGGATACACAGGGTCTTTAAACTTTACTAGTAACGGTACAGACCCATCATTTGCACTAGATGCAATGACAATAGAATACGCTAACAACGCGAGGAGATAATAATATGGGAACGGGTTATACAAGAAATGACGCATCTAATAATATTGCTACGGGTAATGTTATTAATGCGGCTGATCTTGATGGTGAATTTGATGCCATTGTTACTGCCTTTGGTACGTCAGGACACACACATGACGGAACTGCGGCAGAGGGTGGTCCCGTTACTGTTGTAGGTCCAGTACAAGATTTTGTTGTTAGTGCAGGCGAAATCAAACCTAAGACTACTAATACATTAGATATTGGTACAGCGTCTTTACAATTTAAAGATATGTACATTGATGGTATAGCTTACATTGATGGTATTGGTGAAGATGTTCTTGTAGCCACAGACAAAAAGATTCAACTGCGTGACACAGCTATTAGTATTAACTCTAGTACAGACGGTCAGCTTGACATTGATGCAGACGGTGAAGTAGAGATTGCTACAGGTACGCTAGACGTAAATGCTACAACTACTGATATTAGCGGTACACTAACAGTAGGTGGCACGCTAACTGCCAGTAGCGGTGGTTCTTTAACAGGAACGTGGTCAAACTTAGGTACAGTTACTACTGTAGATATTAATGGAGGCACTGTTGATGGTGCTGTTATTGGTGGCGCTAGCGCGGCTGCTGGTACGTTTACAACTCTTACTGCTACATCCCTTAACTCTACAGCTGTTGGCAACTCGTCGGCCTCTACAGGAGCCTTTACTACACTTACAGCCTCAACCAATTTAAATGTTAATAGCTCTACTACCATTACAGGAATACTAGACGAAGATAATATGGCTTCTGATAGTGCAGCTAAACTAGCTACACAGCAATCCATTAAAGCCTATGTAGATAGTCAAGTAGGTACTGCTGATACATTAACTGAAGTTTTAGGTAATGGAAATAGCACAAGTGGCACTAACATTGTAGTTACTAGTGGCGACTCTATTACAACAAACACTATTAGTGAAACGACATCTGCTTCTGGTGTGACAGTTGATTCCCTACTAATTAAAGATGGTGGCATTACAGCGGCAGGCACTTCTACATTTGCGGGTCAAACTATTAGCAATCTGGGTACTGTTACTACAGCAAACATTGATGGTGGTACTATTGATGGTACTAACATTGGTGCTAGTAGTGCAGGGACAGGTGCTTTTACTACACTTACGGCAAGCACTAGCTTAAATGTTAATAGTTCTACAACGATTACCGGCGTACTTGATGAAGACAATATGGCTTCTAATAGTGCGGAAAAACTTGCAACGCAACAATCTATTAAAGCCTATGTAGACAGTCAGGTCGATACAGTAGACACACTAGCAGAAGTACTAGCTATTGGTAACTCTACAGGCGGAACTAATGTTGTTGTGACAGCAGGAGACGTTCTTACTACTAATACAATCAATGAAACAACGGGTGCATCAGGCGTAACCATTGATGGTGTACTGCTTAAAGACAGTGTTGTAACTGGCAACGTAACCGGCAACCTTACCGGCAATGTTACAGGCAATGCTTCTGGTAATGCTGGAACTGCTACTAAGTGGGCTACTGCTCGTACAATAACGCTTACAGGAAATGTAACAGGAACGTCTGGTGACTTTGATGGTACAGGAAGTTTAAGTTTTGCAACTAGCATTGCTGCTGGTGCTGTAGATACAGATGAACTTGCAGCAGATTCCGTAACGGCAGCTAAGATTGATGATAATGCAGTAGGTGCTGCCGCCTTAAATGTTAGTGGTAATGGTACAAGCGCACAAGTATTAGCATCTGACGGTGATGGAACCTTTAGTTGGGTAACACCTCTTGCTGTGTCTAGTCAAACACTAGCAACAAATGGTAGTACTAATATAGGTTCGTTACAACTAAGGTGGGGTTTTGTTTCAGACCCTACTAACGGAGACACTGTTTCTTTTACCTCTGCTTTTAGTACTGCTTGTTTAAATGTGCAGACTACTGCTTCTCACAGTGGAGCGGCTGCGGCTGGTTTTGCTGTTAACACACTAACAACATCCGGCTTTGACGTTCAAGTATCAGATGGAAGTATTGATGGGTTTTATTATTTAGCGATTGGACATTAATAATATGTTTGATCCTTCAGGAAAAACCCTCATAGACTGGTCTGCTATTACAGTAACATTGGGTGCTGTAGTTCAAATACTGCCTGCTATAGCATCTGTACTTTCTATAGTGTGGTTATCTTTAAGAATATATCAAACGATGAATGAAATAAAAAATAAGGATTAAGATATGGCTGCTCCATATACCAACATTAAATTTTCTGATGCCGCTATGCCTCGCATTGCACGGGCTACTGGTTATAATAGCCCTGACATGGGAGGTTTCCAGCAGTTTTTAGCTCAAGACCCTGCTGCTAAAGCTAAGTATGAGCAATTTCAGCAACAGGCTGTGGGTACTATGATGGCAGCTAGAGGTGGTGTAGTCAAGTTTGTTGATGGAGGTATAGTAAAAAAATATGATACAGGAGGTGATACAAATAGTACATCTGATAATAGCGCTGTTTCAAATGTAGATTTACAGCAGGAAGAAGAAAAAAGGCTTGAGGGTCAAGTACCCGAAACAGCTACCGTTACAGCACAAAAGGTACAGGACGCACAAGATCAAGATATAGCTACGGGAACAGGTGAAGTGTCTGGTCAAGTAGCTTCTCA